TTGGTTTCTTTCATGATTTTTCCTTTTGGTTAAATTAGTCCCGTCTGTTCGGTCACGCGGACGGGCACACGCTAATGGGGAGAGGAGGTTCCCTGACCTATTTTTGCCTCTGCACTGCATCCATTAACTTTTGCAATGCCTCAAACCGCTCAACCGTGTTGACTGGCGGTAGATCGTTTTCTAGGTAACGCTTGGCTAGTTTCTGCGGTGTCTCGTGTACCGTCAGGCTGTCTAGCAACTGCAAACAATCATCAAAACTTAATTCTTCTTTGAACATTTCTGACTTGACCTTACCCATTACAGAACCTCCACAATGCAAGCGATCTCTTGGTCTTCCTCATAAATCCAATACTGCTGAGCGGGGTTGCTTTCTAATACGTCAGCTTTGACCAGCTTGTCTCTATTGCCTTGCACTTGCAGAACCTCCCAGTGCATATTCTCTAGCCACCAATCGGCGAGTTCTTGCATCTCGGTGCGGCTGTCGGCAATGATTCCGTTCTCAAATGAGTGTAGATCTTCGCCGTCTTTCAGGCCGTAGAAGTGAACGCTGAATTTGCGGTCATTGTCAGCAACGCCGCCTAGATCACAGACTGTGCAAGCGATGATGTGATGGCCTTCATCTTCTACCTGAAGCATAGGTTCATTGCATTGGCTGCAAGCGCCTAAGTCTCTGGCGTACCATTCGGGGTGATTTAATTCTCTTTCGGGTAAGTTCATGTTGATTCCTCTTTATTAAGTGAGGGGGTTATTGAAACATTATTTGCCATGAAAATAAACCTTTTTTTCACGTTTGTTTTGGGTTAGTATTCGCGCTCAATAGGGAAATCAAACTTTCTGGATTTCCTTGCACTAAGGAAAGAATCATGGAACCTAGTCTTTACAATAAAATTGTTGAATCAGCCACTGGTGGTAACCAGTCAGAATTGGCGCGACAAGTTGGCATATCACCGCAGCTTTTAACGCTATGGCGAAAAAGCCGAATCCCCGCCCACTACGTTGTGAAGGTTTGCAGATTAACAAATGGCGAAGTTGAGCCTTTTGATGTGCGCCCTGATGTATTTTTAAGTGAATGGAACGTATAAAGTGGATATCCATAGGCTGAATCGACACTCAGTTGTGGTAAAAAGTTTTCGCTCTGTTTAGAAAAACAGCAAAGGCCAGAAATGGTGCGGTTGGTTGAACCGTTGAGCAGAACGACCAAAAGACAATTCAACAGAAATCTGCGCGCATTAGTGGGGCGCGAAATTGAACACCCGTTAATGGTGGCATAAATCCTCCCTCTCTTTTTTTAGATAGGTAGGTGGGCGAAGTTTGGGCCAGCTTGGAAATGGTGGGGTGGAAATACAGCTGTTGATAAAGACTGAATATGCTAGTGGGCCACCTAACCCACTAAATGTCACAACGTGGGAAAAATAAATGAATGATCGGATGGACCGGATCTTAGAAAGACTGAGTGAAAGAATTGAACAATGGGAGAGGGCGAGCGTTGAGGCAATCGAGAATGAGACAAAGCTTAAAAGCTGGGAGGCTGTTACAAAGAAGGCGCACATGGACACTGGCGAAAGCGCAGCAAGAGCAGAAGTTGAAACAAGAGCGGGAGGGCAATGGGCCGATTATTACCGGGCAGTCCAACTCTCAAGTCTTAATGTAGAGAAACTAAAGAAGCAGATTATGTTAGGACAATTATCATTTGATGCTGAGAGAACAAAGCAAGCTAACTTGAGGAGGGTGGTGTAATGGCTGAGACATTGAGAGCCAAAGCACTAAAGACCCTGCAAAAGCTGTCACGAATCAGCGCAGCCGATGACAATGGATATTGCAAGTGCGTGTGTTGCGGGAAGCTAGATCACTATAAGAACATGGACGGCGGACATTTTATCCCGAAAGGCTCATCAAGTAGATGGGCGCTTGAAGAAAGCAATGTTCACGTCCAGTGCAAAAAATGTAATTTGTACGGCATGAGGCATGGTAGCGCAGAGGCGCAGTACACTCTTTTTATGATCGACTGGGTAGGAAAAGATCAAGTGGAGCACATGCTGGCAACCAAGAATGACCCGATAAAATTCTACGCAGCCGACTACCGCGAAATGATTTCAGATTGGACAGAGCAGATTAAAGCGCACGAGCGCAGGCTAGGTGAGCGAGGTGGGCTGAAATGAGATCACCAAGGGCGATAGCGCAGGACATGGTGAAAGCCGCTGACGCAGCGATAAGAGATGTCTGGGAGCGTGAACCGAAAGAGGCTAGAGAAGAGGGCGTGAAAGCGTTAGTATTTGCGCACTTTTGTAATGCTTACGCAAGGCGAGGCAGGTATGAGCCAGTCAAAGACCCCAGTTGACCCCGAAGAATTTGCCAGAGAGTTCGAGGCTTTAGGGCCAGCGGAGATGGCTAGGAAGTACCAAGTTGATATTCGCAACGTTCACATGAAGCGTAAGCGGGTAGAAAACCTTCTAGGGACTATCCTGCACGTTCCAGCGCACTTAGACAGCAGTAACAGACCCAGAGAGTCGTTCAGGCGCAACTTACAAGTGACTGATGGTGTAATCATGGTCGGCAGCGATTGCCATTATGAACCCAACACCGTTACAACCGCCCACCTTGCCTTCGTTGAATTAGCAAAAAAACTAAAGCCGAAAGTTATTGTTTTAGACGGCGATTTAATAGACGGCTCTTCTATTGGGCGGCACCCGATGAATGATTGGGAAGACCGGCCCAGTGTTGAGCAAGAGTTATCCACAGCCCAGAAGCGGCTGCAAGAGATACAGAAGGCCAGCCCCAAGAGTGACAGGTACTGGCTTATCGGGAATCATGATCAGCGCTTCAACTCATATCTCGCAAACAATGCAAACCAATTTGGCGGGGTGGTAGGGTTCGACTTAAAAGACCATTTCAAAGAATGGGTGTTTGGGATGTCGTTGTGGATAAGTGGGGCAGAGCGACCTATTGTGATTAAGCATAGAATCGCGGGCGGCGTTCACGCAGCATACAACAACACGATGAAAGCAGGTACTCACATCGTCACAGGCCACACACACGCGCAACAAGTCTACAGTTGGTCTGATTACACGGGTCACCGATACGGCGTGCAATGCGGGACAATGGCGAACCCTCACCAGCCTACCTTCGACTACGCAGAAGACGGTCCAAAGAACTGGGTCAGCGGCTTTGTAGTTTTGACGATCAAAGATGGTTTTCTTTTGTCACCTGAGTTCGTAAAAGTACACCATGCTGGGGAGTATGAGTGGCGTGGTCAGATATGGCGGGTTGAAGAATGATGAAAGAGATTAAGCCGGTTGATTACATTCTCGCAAACCGACTTGGGTATCTAGCTGGTAACGTGGTTACATTACTCACTGAGTGGCAAATAACGCGAGACGTTAAAGTGCTGGAACAGGCGCAGCAGGAGATCAACAACTTGCTAGAGCGTGAGAGGTTCATGGAGGATAGAGAAATTGCCTACCGTAATAATTGAAGACATGGAGCCGAACACCCAAGTGACTGTGATCATCAGTGAATTTGTTGAGTTTGATGATGACCCAAACCCTCCAGCCGAAAGGCCAGAGGATGAGGAGGAGCAGAAGGTCTGGCTAGTTAGCAGTCAGGGGAAAGCTTGAGGTAGTCACCGTGAACGCCAGTGCAAACGCGTTCTGCATATCTGGCTTCTTCAGCTTGTGCTTCTTCAAAGTCACCCTGACCAGCGAGGCCAAGGGCAACAAGTACAAATAAAGCGAGGGGGTAGCGTAGTTTCATATCTATGCCTCCCATACTTGAACAATGTCGCCGCCCAAAGCATCTTTTCTTTTAAGCTGCCTGATTGGTTTTCTTGGAAATTTAACTACAGCTTCTTCAAAATTCCAGACGGTACGAAACCAAGATTTTTTTAGCCCCTTCTCTAAATGGCGCTTTACAAGGTGCGTCCTAGTTTCATTTACAGTTTCCTCTGCGGTATCGTATTCGTAGCTCATTGCTTTCCCCTATGGGCCGCTTACGCGGCCTCTGTTGATGCGTATTCATAGACAAATTTAGAAAGTGACGTTCTGCAAACCCTGTCAAAGTCATCACTGTCATAGCTTCTGCGCTTATAAGCGTTGACAATCCAGACACTATCTTCTTTTTCTATCTCGTAGCGGTATTCGGTATCGCCATGTGATGCGTGGCTACCAGTAAGTTCTGCGCGCTTGTTTGCCCACAAAAAGCAGGTTAGTAGGTCGCGGTCACTGATACGCATTAGGTCTAAAGTGTTGCGGAAGTATTGAGCAGCGCCTTGCAGGTATCCATCGTGGTGAATGTACAGGGTTACTGTGCTGAAGCCGCTTTTGATTCGGTAGGTTGCTCTAGTAGACATTTGTTCGTTCCTTAAAGTTATTGGGGTGGGTGGTGCCGCTTACGCGGCCCCTGAATATTGAAGAGCGTGGCGCTTGGCTTCTTTTAATGTAGAGAAGCAGCCGTGGCCTTCCTCGAAATGATACTCACCTTTTGGCAATAAACTTACTCTCCAGCCGTTTGAAGATTTAGTAAAGCGAACCGCCTCGAAAGCAACGCAGTTGAAGCTGCCGTCAACTTGGGCCTGAACGCCTCTGTGAGTTCCGTGATTAAACTTAGTGAAAGTAAACTGCTTGGCGTGAGCTTCGTCGGCTTCGATTCGGGCAGTAACTTCAGCAATGAGTTGATCTATTTTTTCTTGGTTGGTCATTTGTTCGTTCCTTTTCGTTGTTGATGGCGTTCATTATAAAGAAAACCTTTAAGATGTAAAGGGGCAAAGTGCAAAATATCAATAAAACTTGCAAATACTTGCAGTTTTTGGGGTAAAATAGGGGCTATCACAGGCAAATTGAAATAACAAGGACAGTAAATGGTCTATTTAGAGCGTTTTGCTTATCTTGACAGCGGCACCCTTGGCAAAGTATGGGTTGGCGATTGGTCTTGCTATACCATTGAGCGACCTTGGAAAAACAACGCGCCCAACGTTAGTTGCATCCCAGAGGGTGAGTATAGGTGCGAGCCGTTTAGCGGCACTAGATTCCAAGACGTTGTGCAAATTCTCGATGTGCCAGACCGCACGTTTATTCTGTTTCATGTTGCTAATTTCCCACATGATGTGCAGGGCTGTATCGGCCTTGGCAGTAGGTTCAACAGTGACGCGCTAGAGCCAGCGGTGTATGACAGCAGAGTCACGGTAGCTGAGTTTTTCGTTCAAGCCGGTAAATCATTCGACCTTAAAATACAGGGTGTGAGGGCAGAGATTTGAGTTTTGGTATTGTCAAAGAACTCGTCGGGCCTGTTACTGGCTTACTATCTGAGTTCATTGAAGACAAAGACCAGAAGGCTAGGCTGGCGCATGAAATTGCAACATTAGCGCAGAAAGAAGCGCACAAAAATGCAGCTTTGCAGCTAGAAGTAAACAAGATCGAAGCAGCGCACGCTAGTATATTTGTTAGCGGCTGGAGGCCGGCATTGGGTTGGGTTTGTACGATGGGCATGTTTGGGAACTTTATCACAATCCCATTCTCTAACTTTGTATTAGCTCTTATTGGGTATGACATTGTCATTCCCCTTGTTCCACTAGAGACTATGATGCCCGTTTTGATGGGTATGCTAGGGCTGGGCGCAATGAGATCATTTGAAAAGACGCGGAAAGTATGAATTTAGAAGTCACTTATGTAGCAACTACAGATCTAATTCCCTATGCAAACAACCCACGCACCCATAGCGATCAACAAGTGGCGCAGGTAGCAGCAAGCATTCAAGAGTTTGGTTTTAACAACCCTATTTTAATTGATGAGCACAACAGCATTATCGCTGGTCACGGAAGGTTAGCCGCAGCACAAAAACTCAATATGAACACAGTGCCCACTATATTGCTCGAAGGGTTAAGCGAAGCACAGCGCAAAGCCTACGTTATAGCTGATAACAAACTCACTGAAAATGGGGGGTGGGATTACGACTTGTTAGCTGTCGAAATCGAGCGGTTGGCAGAATTGGATATTGATCTAACTTTAACAGGCATGGACGAAATAGAGCTCGCCAAGATGTTTGATGAACCACAAGAGCATGTCGTGCAAGAAGTTGATTATGCTGAGTCTTTTTCTGTTGTTGTTGAATGTAGCGACGAATCTGAACAGGAAAAAATTTTTAATCGTTTGGATTCGGAGGGGTATAAGTGCCGAGTTCAAAGTTTGTAATCAAATCAGAAACCAGCAACACGTTCCGAGCCAACAAAATTAAGTCAATGTTTGACTGCAATATGGATGTGGTTACCAAAACTTTTGATGTCAGCATTCCGATAGAAGATGCTGAATGGAACATTGGATTAATTGTTGGGGCAAGCGGGTCCGGAAAAACAACAATAGCCAAGCGTATGTTTCAGGATTATGAGTTATTCAGTGGCTATGAATGGTCTGGCGACAGTTTTGTAGATGATTTTAGTGAAATGTTAACCGCAAAGCAGATAACTGAAGCCTTGTCTAAAGTTGGGTTTTCGTCTCCGCCTGATTGGTTGAAGCCGTTTGATGTGTTGTCCAATGGTCAAAAAATGAGAGCAGAGCTTGCAAGGTTGATTCTTGAAGCTGACAAGCCATTCATATACGACGAGTTTACATCAGTTGTTGATAGACTAGTTGCGCGTTTGGGTTCGTCTGCAATTCAGAAGTTCATTCGTAAACAAGACCGCAAGTTTGTGGCTGTTAGCTGTCATTACGACATTGAAGAATGGCTAGAGCCTGACTGGGTATTCAACTGCGATGATATGCAGTTTAGTCGGAGGCGTCTTAGGCGACCCAAAATTGAAGCAACAATCAGGAAAGCAAATCAAAGGGAGTGGGCCGAGTTTATGGAGCATCATTATTTGACGCATTCACACAACAACGCGGCTCATAAATACATCTGCGAGATTCACGGCCGATCAGTTGCTTGGTGCTCGGTAATACATTTTCCGCATCCCATAGTTAAAGACATGAAGCGGATTCATCGAATCGTGGTTAAACCAGATTATCAAGGAATTGGTGTTGGGGCTGCATTCATGGATGCAATAGCGGGTTCTTATAAGCAGAAAGGGTACCGTATGAGTTTGGTTACCAGTTCGCCCGCATTCGTTCTTGGATTGCAAAAAAACCCCGCTTGGGCAATGACCCGCAAGCCGTCAAGGGTTGCCAAGTCGAAAGGAGTTTTGCGAGGTGCTGAGTCAATAGAAAGACTAACGGCCAGCTTTGAATACGTTGGAGAGCGACATGGCTAGACCATTGGCACAAATAGACTGGGACCAAGTGGACAAGATGTGTGCTATTCACTGCACTGGTGAGGAGCAAGCTGCTGTTCTTGGTGTAGATTACGACACACTCAACACTGCCTGTAAACGTGAGCAGGGGGTGGGTTTTTCGGATTATTTCAAACAAAAGGCCAGCAACGGCAAAATGAGCCTACGCCGCAAGCAATACAGCGCAGCTATGGACGGCAATACAACCATGCTTGTATGGCTAGGAAAGAACTGGTTAGGCCAGACCGATCACATAGAGCCAGAGGCGCAAGACCTGCCACCTATCGTCATTGAGCGAGCAAGTGAGGCTAACTAAGCCACAAGATGACATCTTCTTCAGTGATTCACGCTTCAGGGCTGTGGTTGCTGGTAGACGGTTTGGCAAGACGTTCCTGTCAACTCATGAACTGTTAAGGGCTGCGCTAGGCGGCAAGAATCGGAATTGCTGGTATGTAGCCCCGACTTACAAAGCGGCAAAAGAGATAGCGTGGGATATGCTTAATGACGCACTCCCCGCTGGCTACATAACTAAGAAGAATGAAAGCGCATTAAGTTTGCTATTACGCAATGGCTCAACCATCTCACTTAAAGGGGCAGAGAAGCCTGATAATTTGAGGGGGAGGGCGTTGGACTTTGTAGTGCTAGATGAGTTCGCTGATATGCGACCAGAGGCATGGTTTGAAGTTCTAAGACCTTCACTGTCTGACCGCAAAGGGTCTGCGGTGTTTATTGGAACCCCGAAAGGCCGCAACCACTTTTATGACGTGTGGACTAGGGGCGTTGATGGTGAGGAGGGCTGGCAGTCTTTCCAGTACACCACCATCGAGGGCGGCAATGTTGATGCAGAAGAAATTGAGGCTGCGAAGGCTGATCTGGATGAGCGCACATTTCAGCAAGAGTATGAGGCCAAGTTTGTTAACTACAGCGGCATCATCTACTATGCGTTCAATCGTGAGGAGAGCGTGCGTAGAGGCGTTTTGACTGATGACCTACATATTGGTATGGACTTTAACTTAGACCCTATGAGCGCCGTTGTATGCGTCAGAGAAGGGCAGGTATTAAGCGCAGTTGATGAGATAGTGATGTACGGCTCAAATACTGATGAGATGGCAGACGAAATCAAGCAGCGGTATCCAAATCGGCGTATAACAGTTTATCCAGACCCAGCCAGTAAGCAGCGAAAGACCAGCGCGGGAGGGCGCACAGACCTTTCTATACTACAGAACGCAGGGTTCACGATTAAGGTGCGGAACTCACACCCAGCCATTCGTGACAGAATTAACGCAGTAAACAGCCGCCTTTGCTCTACAACTGGAGTGAGGGCGTTATACGTTGACCCTCAGTGCAAGCAGACTATCGCTTCACTAGAGCGACAAACCTACAAGAACGGAACAAGCCAGCCGAATAAAGATGACGGCTTTGATCACATGAACGACGCTCTGGGCTACTTGGTCGAGTACCTGTACCCAATCAGAAAACAGAACCAAATTACCCAACCACAGAGGTGGAGTTGATGAGCACCAATATCGAATACCAACACGTTGACTATGACAACAACGAGAACCGCTGGGAGTTTTACCTCCGCTCATATATCGGCGGTCAAGAGTATCAAGACGGCAGTTACCTAACCGAATACTTGAACGAGTCAGAGAATGAATACGCCAGACGTATAGCGCTAACCCCGCTAGATAACCACTGCAAGAACGTGGTTCACATCTACAGTTCATTTCTATGGCGCACCCCACCTGTTCGAGTTTACAACTCACTGGCTGGTAATCCTGCGCTTGAGCAGTTCATTGATGACGCAGACCTAGACGGTATGAGCCTCAATAGCTTTATGAAGCAAGCACAGGTGTGGGCGAGTGTGTATGGCAATGTGTGGATAGTTGTAGACAAGCCAGAGTCTAATGCCACGACAAGAGCAGAAGAACTAGACCAAGAAATCAGGCCATATGTTTCACTGTTCACCCCAGAGAATGTATTTGACTGGAAGTGGGACCGCACACGATCAGGCCGCTTTGAACTAACTTACCTAAAACTGCGTGAGTCAGTAGACCGTGAAGACGCTACAACCAAAGTGAGTTATTTCCGGTTGTGGTACAAAGACCGCGTTGAGTTCTGGAAGTCTGACGGCGACAAAGAAAGCAAGCTAGATGAGATGGTCAACCCACTAGGTAAGATACCAGCGGTATACCTACCGGCTGCGCGTGGCGTTAGTCGAGGTATTGGCATATCAGACCTTGCAGACATCAGCTATATGCAAAAGGCCATTTACTCAGAACTGTCTGAGATAGAACAGTTGATTCGCATAAGTAACCACCCCTCCCTAGTTAAGACCTATGACACTGACGCAAGTGCTGGGGCGGGTTCAGTAATTAACGTGTCCGATGATATGGACGGCAAGGTGCAACCCTATTTGCTACAGCCATCAGGCCAGAACATAGACTCAATACGCGAGAGCATCAAAGACAAAGTTCAGGCAATCAACCGCATGGCTCACATGGGCGCAGTCCGTGGCACTGAAGCAATAACTATGTCTGGCGTGGCTATGCAAACTGAGTTCCAAATGCTCAACGCCAAGCTGTCAGAGAAGGCAGACTTGCTTGAGTTAGCAGAGGAGCAGATGTGGACGCTATTTTGTAACTGGCAGGACGTTACCCCAGATGTTGAGGTGTTCTACCCTGACTCATTCGACCTTCGTGATTACGACAAAGAACTAATGTTCTTGCAGCAAATGAAGGCTTCTGGTGTTCGCTCAGTCACGTTATCTCAAGAGGTAGATAAGCAGATTGCCGATTTAGTGTTAGACGATGAGAAGTTGGCGCAGTCACACCTAGAAATAGAGCAAGGCACAACTACACTTGGTCAATTCGCCGTAGAGGGTGAGGGCT